GCGGAAGGTGCTGCGAAGCCGCAGATCCACTTCGTGAACCCGTCGCAGGTGACCGACGCTCTGAAGAAGATCGCCGGTTTCATCAAGCTGACCGACGAGTTCCTGGAGGACGCAGAGTTCCTGGCCTCGGAGATCAACAACCGGCTGCTGTACCGCCTGGCCTACACCCAGGAGCAGCAGTTGCTCAACGGCAACGGCACCGGGCAGAACATCCTGGGCATCCTCAACCGATCTGGCCTGCAGACCGAAACCTCGGCGGGCCCGACCGACAACGAGGACGCGTTGTTCCGCGCGATCACCAAGGTCGAGGTCAACTCCGGGCTGGCGGCGGACGGCATCGTCATCCACCCGACCGATTACCAGCAGATCCGGCTGCGCAAGGACGCCAACAGCCAGTACTACGGCGGCGGCCCGTTCGCCGGCCAGTACGGCGTCGGCGGCGTTCCGATGCAGCCGCCGATCTGGGGCCAGCGCACGGTGGTCACACCGGCCATCGCCGCTGGCACCGTGCTCGTCGGTTCCTTCCAGATGGCCGCGACCGCCTACAGCAAGGCCGGCCGCGGTGTCCGTGTCGAGGCTGCCACGCAGCACGCCACGGACTTCACCGACAACCTGGTGACGATCCGTGCCGAGGTCCGGCGTGCACTCGCGGTGCGCGTCCCTCCGGGCTTCACCAAGGTGACCCTGGATTGGACCGCGTGATGAACGAATACACGGTCCCCGGTCCGGCCGGCGATTTCACGGTGCAGCTGTCCGACGAAGAGGCGAAGGCCCGCGGGCTGACCGCGTCCGAGTCGAAGGCCAAGGCGCCGGCCAACAAGCAGGCGTCTCCGGCCAACAAGGGCGGCAAGGGTCCGTCGGCGCGGCAGGCCGCCGCTGCCGGTGAGGCGTTCGGCGCGGAGAAGTCCGAGGGCTAATGCCCGAACTGACGGCGTTCGACGTCGACCAGTACACCCAAGGCCGCCTGGCCGAAGGTGATCCGGAAACGGTGCGGCTGCTGGCCGCAGGGCTGTCCGCTGCGCGGCAGTTCTGCGGCTGGCACGTCACACCGGTCCGTCCGTCCGTGGCCGTCGAACTCGACGGCCCGGGCGGACGCATCCTCGTGTTGCCGACCCTGAAGCTGGTCGAGCTGACCGAGGTCACCGAAGACGGTGCCGTGGTGCCGATCTCGGATCTGTACGTCTCAAAGCGCGGGCTGGTCCGCAAGAAGGGCGGGGGCTACTGGTCCTCGCACTACGGCGCCATCACTGTCTCGATGGAACACGGCTTGGAAGACGCCGCGGACTTCAATGCCGCAGTGCTCTCGTATGTCGATCGGTCATCGTTCGCGGCGACCGGCGGCCGGGCCCGCGTCATCGGCCCGTTCCAGTACGAGACAGACCGGCTATCGGCTGCATCGGCTTTCAGCGATGTGGAGCGGTCGCTGCTGGAGCTGTACCGACTGGAGTCACCGGCGTGACCGAGACGGTGACCATCACCCCGGACACGGGTTTCGACGGCAAGGGCAACCCGAAGCCGGGCGGCACGCCGTTCACGGTGCCGGCGCTGGAGATCGCGCCGGGCAACACGCAGCTGGCGTACGGCGTGGGCGGCGACCTGGACAAGGTCGAGTTCACGGTGTTCCTGCCGCTGCGGATGCGTGAGGCGGATGGCTGGGTGTCGGTGGCCGAGAAGGCTACGGATAACTTCAGCGTCGAGGTCCGCGAGCGATTCTGCCGCGGACGTGCGCAGGTATGGCAATCCGGTGGGCGCGGCGGCGTTGTGGTGCTGTGCCATTCGGCGACCGGCCGGAGCGCCTGATGGCCAAGAAGGCCGGCTTCCGCCGCAACAGCAAGACCGTGTCCAACGCGCTGAAGAACGATCCCGGGCTGCAGGCCGCGGTGCGCGCCGCAGCTGAGAAGGTCGCCGCGCAGATCCCCGGCGCCACCATCACCGAGTACCAGACCGACCGATACGTGGCCGGTGTCGTGGTGCCCGCGGTCGACCAGGCACGCCATGGTGTCGCCACCCGCGCGGCCGGCCAGGCAGGGCTCACTCCGCGCTGATGGCGCTCCCGGATTACGCCAGCGACATTCACGACGCGCTGGCGGCGGATTGGGCTGTCTCGCACCCGACGTGGGGCGCGACCCTGCACCTGGACGAAAGCTACCGGCCAGTGGCCGGATCGCCGATGGTGCTCGTCGCCAACGACGGCGGGCCCGCCCTCGTGAGCGGGCCGTGGCTGCTCAACAAATCACCGCGGCGGCCCGTGCTGCGGCTCACTGCAACTGCTGCCGGACGAACCGAAGCGCGCGACGCCGTGATCGCTGCTGCTGACTTCGTCGTGGCCAACCGCCCGGGCATCGCCCGGATCGAAGACGTCTCGGATCCGCTGATCACGCGGGATCGGGATACCGGCGCCTGGCTGGCGTCGGTGACGGCGCCTGTCGTGGTGCGGCATGCGTAAACACCCTCTATCCAAGGAGATTGAAAGTGCCTGGTGACGCCAGTCAGATTCCGGTGCTACTCACCGGCGACGTGTACATCTTCGACCCGGCGGTGGCGTTCGTGGAAGCGACGCACATGCCCGCCGATATCGACGAGGACCTGGTGGCCCAGTGGCTGCCGATGGGTCTGATGAAGGGCGATCCCGGTGTGGAGCAGCCCCGCGATATCGACAAGACCGACGTGCCGTCGTGGCAGCAGGGTCGTGTCCTGACCCGCTACAAGAACGGCAAGCAGGACGCGAACTTCAACCTGCTGGAGCGCAACGCGAACGTGCTCAAAATCATCAACCCGACGAAGGTGCCGCGGCCGGTGCGCACGCGCCTGGCCTTCGTCTACACGCACGAGAGCGGGAAGGTCGAACGCGACATCACGCTCATGCCGGCGCACATCTGGGTGCCCGGTGACAACCGCCAGGAAGACGTCAACGGCACCGACGTGCAGTGCTCGCTGTACCCGGACGGCCAGGACATCTACCTGCACCAGGAAGGAATCCCGACGTGAGCGTTCTGATCGAGTTCATCAAGGACACCGAAAAGCGGAAGAAGGGTGAGCGGCTGACCGTCGACGACAATTCGGCGAAGTCGTTCGTCTCCCGCAAGAAGGTCGCCAAGCGGATCACCGAGGCCCAGCTGAAGGCCGAGGCCCGCAAGGCCGCCGAGGGCGTCGCCGACGACCTGGACGAAGACGAGGGCGAGACCTCGGAGTCCGAAGAGTCCGGCGAGACGGCCGAGCAGTCGGCCGGCGGTGCCAGCTAGCCCGGTCGAGGCCGAGGCCACTGGCCAGGAGTTCGTCACAGTCACGTTCAGCGGCACCCCATTCCGGGTGCCGCTGGACGTTGACACCTGGCCCCTCGACGCGATCCGCAACTCCCGCGCACTCACCGCGGACGGCAAGGTCGTCGTCGACCACGTGCAGGCCGCCGCAGCCCTTCAGCTGCTGCTGGCCGACCAGTGGGAACTATTCCTTCGGGTAGCGCCGCAGCGCCGCCAAATCGTCGAAGCCACACAGGCTTTCGCAGCCGGTGTCGGGTTCGCCGCCGCCGGTGTCAACGACATCGTCTTCGGTGCGGTGCCCCGCACGCTGTGGCTGCTGGATACCTGGCCATCCGAGGTCGAGTCGGACCTGAGCCGGTTCTGGAATCTCGAATACCCGGACCGGTGGCGGTTCCATGCGGGCCGCCGGCGGCTGACCCTGCGGCAGATCCACGTCCGCCTATCCCGGCCGCCAGTCGACGGCGCACTGGCCCTGGCCATGAACTTCGGGAAGCGCCCACATTCGGACACCGCGCTGGTGGTGATGGACCTGTTCGAGGCCATGACCGGCAGGCGGCACCCGTCGCGGCCGATGCCCCCGGCCGAACGTCAGCAGCGCGACGCCCAGGCCGCCGCTGAAGCCAAGGCCCGCGCCGACCACGCAGACCGCATGAAGGAACGAGAGGCCCGGCAACAGTCCGGACTTCTCGCCACAGCCCTTGCCAACAAACGAGTTTCAGAGAGAGGCAAAGCCCATGCCCAAAACGAAGCCTGAACCCACCGCCGACCCGGCCGAAGACGAAGCCCCGGACGCCGACGTCAAGATCGAGTTCCGCGGCCAGACCTTCACCGTGCCGCGCGACGTCGACGACTGGCCGACCACCGCGTGGATCGCCCGGCTCGAAGCGTCCACCACCAACCGGACGCTGGACTGGCTCCGGTTCGTCGAGCTGCTCCTGGGCCCGGTCCAGTGGCAGACGCTCTCGCTGGCCGCACCGACGCGCGGCGACTTCGTTGCGTTCCTCGACGAGTTCACCCCCACGGTGACCAAGGAATGCGCGCTGTAAATGCCTGAACTGGGCGAGTACTACACGCTGCCAGTCATTGCCTCGTTCGAGGGCATCGACAAGCAGGTCGAGTCGAAGCTGTCGAAGGCATTCGGCGGCGCCGGCAAGAAGGCCGGCGGCGAGATGGCGCGTGGTGCTGGCGATGGACTCAAGGCCCTCGAAAAAGAGGTCGAGTCGGCGCAGAAGGCCTAC